AGCGCCTCCCATCGGGGGAGGAGCAGCAGGACCACCCGGGGGCGGCATCGGGGGCATGGGGGCCTCCATGTCGCTCTGGGGCTTGCCCGCAATCACGATGTTGATGTTCGTCTTGCCAGCACCCTTAGCCTTGCCACCAGACTTGCGAGCAATACGACCACCGGGGACTACGCCGGGAATCTTGCCGGGGTAGCCGGGTCCCGTGAAGACTCCGCCGCCCTTCTTGTACCCAACTCGACCGCCCTTGTTATAGCTACCGCTCTCGCCAGTGTACGACGCATCTGGTTGCATCATTCCAGTACCCATCTGCATGCCTACCGGCATAGCCTGCTGGTTAACTGCATTGTAACGGTCCATCACTCCTTGCGGGAGAGGCATACCACCACCGGTCTGCGGACCCCCTTGCTGCTGCATCTGCTGCAAGAACTGCGCTTGCTGCGCCGCCTGAGCAGGGGTAGGAGGCGGCGCACCGAGAGCGCCACCAGTGCCTATTGGAAATCCGCCACCATTACCGTACGGGTTAGCCTGCTGCGAGTTTGGGAGGGGCATACCGCCACCAGTCTGCGGGTTGCCGCCACGGTTGCCACCCATGCCGCCACGGTTGGGGTTGCCACCCTTGGCGTATCCGAGAGCACCGCCACCAAACTTGCCTATCCGGCCACCCTTCTTGGCCGCAACCATCGCGGCAGAACCGTAGCGAGAAGACGGCTTCATCTTCGGCGTTGTGTCAGCGGTTGTGGTTGTGCCAGTCGTGGTGGAGCCAGTGGTGGTCTTAACAGGGGCTTCTACCGCAGAAGCTACCTTTCGACCACGGCGACCGGGGCCACGACCAGTGCTTTCTTCTTTGACTCTGGCTCTAGGGTCAGTCTTTTCGCCTTGCATGGCGGCTCTGAAGCCTTCTTTAGTCGGGGCAGCAGCCTTCAGCCGGGCCAACTGTGCTTCATTACGGGCGATATAACTTGCCGGAGCCGATCCGGGATTAGCGAGCCGATTTGTTACTGCGCCCATTCGGCTTGCAATCTGCCCCGAGTAAGGGCCAGTCTTTGCGGCTGTGGTTCCCGTGGTTCCCGTGGTTCCCGTGGTCCCGGGGAGGAAGCCGCCCGTCGTTTTGGTCCCAGTGGTAGCGCCCGTGGTTCCAGCAGTGGTCGTCCCAGCAGTGGTCGTCCCAGTGTTTACCGGGAGCGTGCCACCATCGGCGCGTCCTCTACGAGCACTCGCTTTCACCATCTTGCGGATGAGCGCCTTGTCCATGGCCTCGTCGGGGTGCTTAGCCTTGCCACCCGTCTTCAGACCGAGGAACTTCTTCATGCCCTGAGCGGGCATGCCAGGAGCGAACGACATACGATCCGGGGAAACACCCGAAGCAGCCGCCGAGTTCTGGAGAATGGCGTCGCCTGCAGTGCGCGGGTCGTTCAACAAACCACCGGCCTGCCTCTTGGCGCGCTTGGCGGGCTTGTTGCGACCGCCACGAGCCTTCTTATCATCATCGTCGCCAAGACCGGCCAGCATCGCGATGGGGCTAAGCAACTTGAGCATGCCGCCCAGATTCTTCTTCGGGCGACCACCCTTCTTGTATCCGCGCTCCAAACGCTCCAGTTGCTGCTTGTCGTAGAGATCCGAGGCCTGCGGTTCGCCACCTTCAGTCGACTGGGTCTTCTCCAGATCGCGACGATAGCTCTCCGTGGTCATCTTGTTCAGGTTCGAGGCGCTAGCCTTCCCACCCTTATTCATCCCGCCAATGTGCTTCTTGCCATCGCGGAACTCGTTAGCCTTTTTGAGATCGCGGTTGATGTAGCGATCAACCATCGGCGTGTCGTCGGTCTTTGCTGCCTTGCCGCCACTCTTGCGGGGCTTGCGATCGGCTCGCATCGGGCCACATTCGCCCATGACCTTGCCACCCTTTTTGTAGGCGCGGCGAGAAACGGGTCGCATGCCGGTCTTGACGTCGGCGTTAAGCGGTTCCGGGGGCGTCCACGAAGAAGAATCTACCTTCTGGTGGGGGTCGGCGGATGCAAGGCGCTTGGCCTTGCTTTTCATCATTTCCCTGAGCTTGGCAGCTTCAGACATCACGCTCTCCTAGGAATTACGGGCGTCCCCGTTGCTGCCTTGAGGGGTTTGCGGCTAGGGCAGCGGCTATCCGAATTTGTAAGGTAACACATCCGAAAAGTCGAGACTAGCATATTTATCATCAACAGAACCACCGGAAGCGCGCGGAGTGGATTTAGTGCGAGGGGCTCGCGGTGTACGCGTACCCTCTTTTTCGAGTTCGAACATCATTTCCGCCACATCCTGTGCGAACCTACCACCTTTTGTTTCCGCAAGCCTCGGGTCAGCTCTGTTCTGAGACGTGCGAGTAAAGTGGCGGTCGATTTCTGATCCCTCTGGGGTGGACCCTGTTCCACGCGAGACGGGAGCCGGTTCGAAGTCTTGGCGGATTAACTCGCCCTTAAGGTGGCCATACTTGTCGCGCATGGCGTCTTCCCATTTCTCGTTCCAGTTACTGGAGACGCGTGGGCGAGAAACGACGTTCTCGGATTTTAGCGCGGTTTCTATAGCGCGGTCCATGAAGCGCTTACCCGAAGGCTCTTGCAACGGCGCGGGTTCGTCCTCTTGGTGGCGCAAAAGGTTCGCGATAGGGTTGCCTGTGTCTCTCTGGTCGCGCATGATGCTGCTGACCGTGTCCTCCAACGAAGGCCTAGGGCCCTCGTAATACATTATCTTGTCCAAAAGGCCCCCAATCGGATCACTCGGCGGGGCTTCGGAATCCTCGGGTATTTTTGACATGGGCTCGGGTTTGTATTCCTTAAGACCGTCTAGAGTGTATTCATTAACTTCGCCGCCACGGTCGTAATTAGTCAGACGCTGGCCGGGACCCTTCAGGATGTACTTGATGGCGTCCGGGGTGAAATCGATCTTGATGTAGTCGCCCCCAAGATTCTCCATAGACACGCCCGGTATCTTGGACAACGGGTTGAGGCCCTGCTTCACGACCTCTTTGTCGTAGATGGAAGAGAAATCCTTCGGGTCCATGCTTCGAACGCCAGCGATGGTCTTCGCCGTGGGATAATACACCGTCTGCGCACCGTTCTCCAGCGCGTGCTGAATAGCGGTCTTAAACAGCGTGGCGTGGACGTTAGTCAGATGGCCGGACTGCTCGATGCCCTTTTGAACATCGGACTGCAGTTCCTCAATTATCATGGACTTTGGGCCGACTTTGATGGTAGACGGCTTCTCGCTTACGGAAGTAGGCGTGCTGAACGGTTCTGCTTGCCACTTGAAAGCATTGCTGTTCAGTATCGTGCCACCTTCAGGTAGAAATTGCCCTCGGATGTGGCCAACCAGACTTCGACCATACTGATCTTCGAAATTCCCGTAGTGACTATACGAGCCCCTTTGGTCAGGGTGCACCACGCCTATTTCGAAATAGTCCTGTGGTCTTTTTTGGCGCAGACTATCGGGGATCAGACGTTGGAAGCCCTCGTATGCATAGCCAGACCTGTCAGAGGGGAAATCGTCCGAATTCTCCGCTAGTTCTTGCATTATTCTATTGGCGTAAGAAGTTAACGCGTCTTCTTGCCACTCCCTCAGGGTTTCTACATTTTCTATCCCGTTTCTCTTAAGCAATTCAAGGACGTCCGGGGGGAGGTCATCAAAAGCTTTAACTCTGTTTATAACATCTGTCACTTGCCAATTTACGGAATCGTCAACATTTCGAGCCCCCATGCCGTAAAGCATTTGCTCGATTACACCCTCTGACTCGTCTTCAGCCATTCTACGAGCCTCAGTATACAAGTGCATTTCAGTATCGGGAGCAGCTTCCTTAAGGTCGACCTTGTCGTACTTGGACGGTGGAAAGAGCTTCTCGAAATCGCCCTTGCTTACGGGTTGTCTAAGGTCCATCGAGGGGGAGTTCTGGTGGAACCGCAAGGCGATGTCTTCGATCGTTTCCTGCGGGATGCCAGGCATGCCCTTGATCTGGTTCAGGAAGCTCTCAACGGTCTGCGTCTCGGGGCCTTTCAGGTCGAACTTCGACACTGAAGGGCGCATAAGGACGTTCCCTTCAGGGGCAACTGAACTCGCGCGGGCCATATAGTCTACTGGTTGCGCAGACGCGGCTTCGGCGGCAACTTGACCGGCCTTTCGAATAGGTCCAGACCCCAGAATCGCACCAGCGCCCTTCACCGGGACGATGCCCGAGACCATGTTGCCCGCCTGTTCAAGGAAGTAGGGCATCGCTGCGCGCAACTCGCCTTGGTCGGTGGTCACTGGGAACATCCCGGGGCGTCTCACCCAGTCGAGGCGAACCCCCTCGGCATTTACTGGATATGTTCCTTGGTCGTCGGATTTGATGTCCGACGCCTTGTTGGGTATCATGCGCCCTTGGACCGACAGTCGCTCCAAATCGCGCGGGTCCATGCGCCGTTCTAGCGCCTCTCGGGGCTCCGGGGCATCGGGGAGCTGCTGTGAATAGTACATCGCGTCGTTCTGCTGAACGTTCTTTTGCTCAGGACTGGGCGGTTGGAAGAAAGAGGGCTCGAAGGACTGCCCGGGAGGGCCTCCCTGCGCCTGCTGGGCTAGCATGAGGGCTTGTTCGAGCGCTAGATCTTCCTCGTTCATTAGCCTGGCTCCTCAAGACCTGTCTTCAGGGACGGGGAAAGCAGCCCTTGGATTAGCGCGGCGCTCTCGGGGTTCTGCGCGACCTCTTTGATGATGTTAGTCATAGCTATGCGCTCGCGGGATTCGCGTTCGTTATGCCTGTTGGTAGCGTCCATCTCCACGTCGCGCGACTTGATCTCCAGATCACGCATCTTCATCTCCGCCTCGGCGAGTTTGGCCCGCATCTCGGCCTCTTTCATCGGGTCGTTCTGCATTCTGGAGCGTTCGAGTTCAAGCTTGGCTTGGTCGATTGATATCCGGGCTTGGTCATAGAGCATCTTGGCGTCGATCGCCTTGTTCTTGATGTCCATGTCCTGCTTCTTGAGGGCCAGCTCGCCCACCTTGGATATGTCGAGCCCGGGAGGCAGGCCCATGTTCTGGCTCATGCTCTGGCTCGCGTTGTGCTGCATCTCCATGACCTTGGCGTCGACCGCCTTCTGGCGCGTCGCGGCGTCCTGCTGCTTGATCTGGATCTCCGCCATGCCCTTCTGGACCTCTGGCGGGGGCTGGTTACGCTGCTCTTCGGGCGCGAAGAACTGCTCTGGATTGCTCCAGCCCATCTCTTTGAGCGCCACGGTGTCAATCGCGAGCTGGTCGTACATCGTCGGGTTCGACGCGGCCATTTGCTTGAGCGCGTGGACCTTCATCAGGCGCTGGCCATGGCTCGCAGTGTTCGGATCGGCCTGCGGGACCAGATCGCAGTCCTCGATGGCGCTCAGGAATTGCTGTTCGTCCCACTGGTGAGACATCTTCTTGCAGTTGCGCCAGAACGACTCGGGGTTCTCCTTGAAGCAACGCACCAAGAGCTGAAACTCTGCGGCCTGCGCGGCGTGCATGCGCTTGTGGACGGCGTTCAGGATCTTTTCCGCCTGCTCGATCATCGCGAGAGTGGTTCCGACGGGTGCGTCGGGGCGCCCTTCGCCCACCTGCATCTCGCTCGTGCCACCCACCCGCATTCCCGTCGCGGCCATGTTCTCGACGAGAGACATCAGAGCAGCCGAGGGCTCCTTGTAGGGCAGCGGCGAGATGGCGTCGGACAGCTTCATGCCACCCGTCTTGACCAGCGCACCACCGCCCGGAGGCACTCGGAAGATGTTTGTGTTCTGGCGAGCCCCCGTGTCGGCCATCAGGAACCCCGGGAAGTTCGCGTACATGCCCGCATCGAGCAGTTCGCGCCAAGCCGCCGTTAGAGCGTTGGTCGTGTTGCCCAGAATGTGCAGCAGACCGATGTCGTAGAACCCCATTCCGGGTACGAAAGTGTATTTGACGAAGTTCGCGCGGGCTTCGGGCAGCTCCGACGACTCCTCGTCGTAGTTCCGGACCACCGAGAGGACTTCTTTGGACGAAGCGTCTATCGTCACGCGGTAAGGAATCTCCAGACCGGTTACTTTGCCCTTCCACTTGTGCTCGAAGCCCTTAATGTTAAGTTCGCAGTAACACTCGTAGATCTCGCGATCACGGTCGTCGGGGTTGTTCGACTCCGCCGAAATGCCCTGCTGAGCGTTCTTCTCGCGCTGTACGGCGTCGACGTCTATCGCTTTAGGCGTCGAAAGGTCAACGTCGCGGTAAACGCCAAGGATCTGGAGCCTCTTGACCGTGCTCGGGCGCATGTAGGTGCGGTGAGTGATTCTCTTGGCGTTTTGGAGATCCGTCGCGGAGTTGTTCACGATCAGGTCGTCGGCGTCGACCGACTCCGAAACCGGTCGATTGCGCAGCGGGCAGTTGTAGACCTTCTTAAAGGCTGACCCGCCAAAACCCAGCATCAACAGCATACGGTCCGTGTCGGGGTAATACTCGGTCGCGCGGGACGTGAGATAGTGGTTCATGTCCTTCTGGAGGTGGTTCGCCATCAGATCGCTGCCCAGAACGTCCTGAGTGGCGTCGTTCCGGATCTTCACGGGACCGTCGGTGGGTAGAAGCTCGGATCTCGCATTCGCTTGGAACCGCAAGACGGCCTCCAGCAGCAGCGGGTGTCGAACCTTTGACATCCCCTCGACCGGCGCGCCATCGGCTCCGCCCTGCAAACCGGGGATCTCGATTTTTAGACCCAGCAGCTTGAGGCCCTGCGCCCGGTCCTCGATCCAGTCCTTGCGGGATTGCAGGTCGTCGCGAATGCCACGCATCAGG